AAGGAATGCAGTCCTATATATCCAAATTCTTTTCCAAAGGAATCCTCGTTGACGTGTACGGAATACCAAAGCCATACGCAAAGGACAGGGACGGGAATCTTGTGGATGGTTATACCATACTTGGGAAGAATATAGACCGTGCTGCATACCAGCGCACATCCACAAAGATAGAAAAGAAGCTCATAAAAGACAGCCAAATTGCAAGTGACGAACAGCCAGACCTCGATGCCTACAACCAACCAGACTTTTAAATATAATTACTATATAATATTATTGTTTAACTTAATTTACGTAGATTATGAAAGAAGAACAAAACAAACAGTCATTTAAAGAGGAAATAACCTCTCTAAAGCACCAACTTGCAGGACAAAAAGGTCGTATGCAACAACTTTCCAAAGAAGTTCAAAAATGGAAAGATTATGGAAAGGAGGCTGACGAACTCAACGAGAAGCGTATTGCCAAGATTGACGAACAGACCAAAATTATCGAAGGTCTCAACTCGCAAGTGAAACAACTCAGTGACGCTTCGAAGGAGCAATGCGAAAAGATTAAGAAACTTCGTGAAGAACTCGTAGTTGCAAACGCCAACCTCGAATATTACAAGGAACTTCCTTGGTACAAACGAATCTTCTTCAAGGGTTGAATCCCCGCCATAAAGATTGCTATTGAAGAGAGAAGCCGCTTAGCCCTCACGGATTTTGCGGCTTCATTTCAATTTGATACATTATCAAAAAAACAACTTACGAAGATTATCTTTACGTTTCTTGTGAGGCATCAAGGCAATGCAAGGTTATGGTACCCATTATATACGAGTTTTCGCCTCGTTCGAGTTTGACCGTTGTTGGCTTGTAATCCTTTAGGCACACACAATGAACATACTTATTGCCAACATAGGAAGACTTTAACCATACATCACTACCTGTAATGTAGTCTACAAAATTGTCATGTACAGTCTGAACATCTATAGTTCCTGTGGCATACTTCTGACGAATGATGAATGTAAGTTCCAAATCAACATTCTTTCGGATAACAACGGGGTTGTCGTTATCGTCCAGTGTGGTAATCATGAAGTCTTCCTGTTGACTATCTATCCATTGGGCTGTATATACGTTTACAGGTTCTCCCTTTGCCAACATGCCGTCAAGTTTCAATACCGCAACACCATCAAACATCGTTGTGATGTCTTGAAATGTACCAGACTCAGTATTCTTTGCAAAAAATCTATTACTACTATGATTCATAACACTAAAGTTTTAGTTGTTTGTCAAATACTTTTACTTTGCCAAAGCAATACTCACCCTCCTCAACCGTAGCTTTGTCGCTATACTTATAGACAATAACCTCGGAATCCTTGTCAATGTCTTCAATGGTAATCTTTGACTCGTCGAATAACTTGATATTTACCGTATTGAACCCCTCACCGACAATATGCACATTGCTTCTGTTACTAAGATAGATTGTAGGACACTTGCTGGTTGGGATAACGACATTCGCTCCAACCGTCCACATGACACCCACAACGTCCTTGTCAACCACCAAGTCGTTCTCGTAGTCCCAATCAACGTACAGTCCATAAGTGTAGCCGCTAACTCCGTCCGCGTCGTGTATGGTGTAGCCATTGATATAGTCCTTGAAGTATTCCTTGATGTATTCCTTGGTAAGACCGAGTTCTTTGTAGCAAGCATGGGACAGGTACGGTATGCTTTGTTGCTTTAGTGCAAGTTTTACCAACATTTCTTTGTCGTCGCCGCATATTCTCCACGCCTGCTTGTATGCTTGGCAAAGAGGCTCTGCTGAGATATTTCCCAACAGAGCATTCTTTTTAAACATTAGCATTTCATCTTTCATGTTGCAAAGATAATAACTTTTTTAATAAGTTCCAAATAATTAGTCAGTAATCTCAACTTCGTACATCATTAAGGCATCATACACCTTTTCTGTTATTTTGCCGTCTTTGTAGTATTGAGTTGCCATATCTTTAATGTGGGCTTCCTTTGCTTGCTTATAGGCTGCAAACGCTTCTTCTGCTGAATAAAATGTACCAAGATTTATACGACTACCATTTTTGTTGAGGTATGCCATATAGCTGCTGCCATTTACAAGTTTTCTTTCATGCACACCGATTGGCATTTTGCCCCTTCTTGCATCATTTTTACATAACAAAACATTTATTTCGTTAGGTACAAAGCAGCAAGTATTAGGGCTGTAAGCCTTATTGTTTTTGCCGCTCAAAATGTCCTTGTCCAAGCAGTACCCCTCAATATAATTCTCGTCGAACCATTTCTTGAAATTTGAGAAATACAGCCATTCTTCACAAACCCTACATCCAACATAGGTTGGGTTTTTAGAAAGGAAAGCTTGACTATAGCAACGCTTTAACATCTGACACCATGTGTGATAAGACGGTATGTGTACATGATTGTACTTTATATTCCCTTGGTAATCATTGATGCCAACACAATATACAAGTTTTGTCCGCTTACGCACGTTTCCTGTATTGCTTATGCGTCGTTGTATTTTTGCACAATCTGGACATCCTTGTCCTTGCAAATGATTTTCTATACGTATCGGAAACGCACCATGTTCTCTGCATATTACAGAAATAACAGTTTTGTTGCCGTGATAATTGGATTCGTAGACTTCCGTGTAGTCATACCTGTCACCGTGAACGTTTCTAAATTCTTTTAGCACTTGTGCTAAAGGTTTCATTTTTGTCATATTGTCTGTTCTTTTAATCGTGTCTGTCATTGAAATTATGGAAGGGGCGACAGACTTGCCCCTTATCGGATGGTGGCCAAACCATCCTATCCACAATGCAAAGATACATAATATTTTAAACATACACAAATTCTTTTATATTATTTAAGACATCAATTCTACGCGAATACCACTTCCGCTTGGAACAGTCCAGTTCTCCATCATTGATTGCATTGATTGTATAACGATGTAGTTATTTTGTAACTGCAATAGCATTTGCGAGAACACCCCAAGTTGAACGTCCATATCAAACGACATGATTGTGTCTCTAATTTGAACAAGCAAGTCATTTCTTAGGTAGGCTTGTTGTGACATACCATTGAGGTAGGCTTCAACCGCTCCTGCCGTATCCTCCGATACCCCCATAAGCCCCTGTTGTAATGCCGACAAGCTCTTGTCTGTGTCATCTTTCATCAAACCAAGTTCTCTGAGAAAATTGGCAACCTCTTGCATATTTTCTTCCATAATAGGTTGCCCACTTCTAAGCAGTTCTGCGTATCGCCTTATGTCTTCAGTTGTCGGCATAGTTGCAGTTGTCAATTCCTTTTGCAGCTCCGCTTCTTTTTGCTCTGCCTCTTTTAACATCTTCTCGTAAGCGGCTTTCAGTCTTGCGTTACTTCCAAGCCCCAAGTCGTTTTGACCAAATTCGTTATACCAGTTAAGAAGGTGTATTTGCTCGTCGTCCATTCCAAGTGCTCTTAGTGCTCCAACAAGTGAATCGTTATCGTTCAAGTCTGCCATTTTTGCCTCGCTAACCTTACTTTGAACTTTAGCAAGTTCATTCGGTAGCTTCCCTGCGCGTTCGTTGATTTGGTCTTGTATCTTACCCCATTGTTCCTCAAACCAAGGCTGTAGAATCTTGGTTGTAAACATTTTCTTGACCATATTAGCAATCATTTCGTCAACGGATTCGTCAAACGTTGCCATTGCGTCCTCTCCGCTACGAAGAGCCTCAATGAAAGCATCCATCATGTTCTCCATCGCGTCGCCAACACTTGATATACCAAGCAGGTCATTAACGATGCTGTCAACTGTGTCTGCAATGTCGTATTCAAGTTCCTTGATTTGCTTCTGCAAGTCAATAATCTTATCCTCATCACGGTTCTTTGAGTCGCGCGATTGTTCAAGGGCAAGCTGACGCTTGAGTTCTACAAGCTGTAACTCCTTATTTGCTTTTGCCGCCATGTTCGCACCGATGGTCGCCATGCCATAGGCTTCATTTACTGCGTGTTCAAGGTCGATGTATGAATTTTCAAGTTTCTTGACTTCACGTTCACTGTCCTTGATTTGCGCTACAATCTTCTTGTCTGAGTTGTCGAGCCAAGAACTAATTGCGCTAAACGCACCACTTAGTACACTTGCTGCACCACCTATGTAGTCTCCGCTTGCTATCTGCCCTATTCCTTGCGCGGCTGTAGCAACACCTCCTATTGACGCGGCAATGTCGTTAATTATTTCCACAGTGTTTTCGTCGGCACCAAGAGCTTCTGCAAAGCCTCCAATTTCCTTGGTTATGTTTGCCACCTTTTGCAACTCGCCACCTATAGCCTCCATTCCAGATGCGAAGTTTTTCAAACCGCCACCCTCTTTCTTTGAGAAACTATCCTTTATCTTTTCCCAAGGGCTGCTCTCGGCTATCTTTTGCTGAACGCTGTCAATTTGCTTGTTTATCTTTATATATTCTTCAAGCGAAACAGTCGTTTTCTTGATATTTCCTTGCTTGTCCTTCGCGAATATATCATAAACAACTTTCCCCTTGTCGTCAGTCCTTTGCGTATATCCAACTCCGCTGTCACCTTGTCTTGGAGACATTACTTCCTTGGCTGCTTTGGCAATCTCTTTCAATCTGCCTACGCTGACATTGTACATATCGCCAAACAGGTCTTCGTAGAAAGGAAGCAGTTTAACACTTTCCATTTTCAACTTTTCGATGGCTTCTTTCTGCTGTTGTATTTGCAATTCTAACAGATGCTTTTGTGCTGCATTCGTTTCCTTTGCCGCGTCATCTTCAAGTACAGCAAGTTTAGCCTCTTCTATTTCGACTTTCTTTGCAAGGTCTCCGAGTTTGTATTCAAGGTCTTGTGTAGCCTTTATGGTATCTTGCGCCCATTTCTTAGCGACACCTTGCGCTTCTTTGAACTTTGGCGTTAGTTTGTCGAGCGCATCTGTGTTTTTGTCAATAACATTTCCGTTCTCGTCAAGTACGTCAACGACAAGACCGACTTGTCTTCCCCACTCTTCCCATTCTTTGTCACCAGCCTTGAAAATATTGAGAGGTGCGCTAAAGTTTCTTTTCTTTCGCATCTTGTCGAACTCTTGCTGAACACGTTGCATGTACTCATCAATGGTTTTGGGGAAGTCAGATGTATCAAGACCAAACATCTCTGTGAACATATTTCCCATCTCTGGGTTAGCATCAAGTTCGACAGCCAACTCGTATTCGTCTTTCAATTTACCAAGCTCGTTGTTCAAGCCCTTGGTAATCCTTGTGAGGTCGTACTTGTCGGCATCAACATTGAGCGTCTGTATCTTCGCCTGCAACTCCTTGATTTCTGCTGCCTTTGCGCCACGCTTAACGAGAATGTCAAGTTGAGACTGTAACATATTGACAAGTTCTCTCGGATTCTCAATGCCAGCAAACTTTGACAAGTCGAGTTTCTGCAAGCCGTTCTTCTGCAAAACCTTGTTGATTGCATTGACCGTTTCGCCCCATCCTCTTGTAGCGCGTTCAACTGCATCGGCATGAGACATTCCTTCCTTGGTCAAGTCCTTGTAGATAGACCTAACCTTGTCTATAGTTGACAACTCGTCCTTTAGAGCCTTTTGTAACTCGCTTTCGGCTTGTCCTGCTGCTTTACGTGCGGCTTTTTCGTCTTTCTTTTCTTTCTTTCCGTGTCCACCTTTTGCTTCCGCTTCAGCCTTTGCCTCTTCAGCATCCGTTAGTTCCTGCTGTGCGTGAACCAACTCCCGAAGCTCCTCCTTGTCAAGCTTCCTTTTTGCCCTGAGTTCGCCAATCCTCCTTGTAAGCCTTTCTATTTGTGAATCAGCATCATCAATCGCCTTGTCATACTCTCCAAGTTGGTCGTAGACACTCTTCTTGTCTTCTGTGCTTATTATAAGAGGTATAAAGATGCTCCATGTGTTTGCATTTCTCACCCTGCTTTTCAGATAATTAAAAGCCTCGTCATAAGACATCTTGTGTTCTTTGGCGTACTTAGTAACCATTCTATTAACCCACTCGGCATGTTTGCCTTCTTGAAAGTTTAGGCTCTTAATATCTTCCGCATCCATATTGCGGAACATTTGAGTAGTTTCAGATATGTGCTGTTCTTTTAGCCATTTTGTAAAGCGCTCCCACTCTACTTTTTTTCGACCGTTAAAATCATCCCAATGTTTATATTCGTCAATATCTTTTTTCAAAGATTCTGCAATGTCTTGATTGTAAGATACTTTAAGAGCTGCCTGCTCGTCTTGGATTCTTTTAACAAGAGCATTCTTTGCTGCCTTTGAGCGAGCCTCTTCAATCTCTGTTTGTAGCGTGAATGCTTTTTGTGGGTCAAGTTGGTTGTCGAGAATAATCTTTTGTGTAATTTGCTCAAACACTTGGTTGATTTTACCCTCATCTCCAGACCATCCCTTTAATTCTATAAAGTTTATTATCGAATCTGTTGTAACTTTCAAGTCTTCGCGAAGCCTCTTTAAATCTCTAAGATAGTCCTGTAACAAATCAATCCTATTCCCTGTTGTAAACGCTTCTTGAACAGAGCTGTGTACCGAAAGTAATCTTTTTTCAGACTCCTCCAAGTCTTTTAGGTTGGTGATGAGGCCATCTGGTGCTTGCCAAGCGTTCCACCAAGCAGAAAGGCCTTTAGAAACTTTTATAGTGTCATCGTCAAGTTCTTTTAATGCCGCATTAACAACCTGTATGTCGTCAAGAATATTGAAGCCTTGACGTACACGTTCACTCATATTCTCTATTGTGAGCAGTTTGCTGATATACACATCACTCGATTGTGACGTAAGTTCTATCTGCTCACGAATAGCCTCCCATGCCTTCTTTGCCTCATTTTTATCAATATCTTGTCCGACCTGTTGCTCTGCATAAGCCGTTGCTTCTGCTTTTTTTGTTGTTGGATTGTAAATACTGCCTATTGCAACTTTTTTGGTCGAATAAAGACTGCCTCTTACCTCCTTGTACTGTTCAAGGAACTTGGATATATTGTCATAGTTGTCCTTCGCTCCGTCTCTGATTGACTTGTTTAGGTTTTCTTGTGCCTCGTTTATGTAGTACAGGTCTTTTGCTGCATCAACTATTGCAAACGCCAATAAAGACCACCACGTCAGCGAAGACTTTGCCAACGCTGCAATAGATTTGCCAAGTGCTGACATTTTAGTCGCAAGACCTTGTCCAGCAATTTCAGCTGCCTTCATATCCTTGCTAAGTATTCTGAAATTGAACCCAGCCTTGACAAGTAATACATTAAGTGCTCTTATCGCTATAACCAATCCACCTGCCCAAGCAGCACTATATATCGCAGAGCTAAATTTCTTCCATTGCAAGAACAGTTCTTTTAACGCACCAATACCAAAAGTAAGTATTCCTTGATTAGATTTGCCAATTTCATTAAGCATATTGTTCCATGCCAAAGTAAGGTTTGCAAGACGTACCTTTAATGTGTCAGCCATCTTTGCTTGGAAGTCAAAGAATTTTCCTCCTTGGTCGGTCATTTTGTTTATGACTTCCATTACCTCGTTGTAGTCAATGGACTTCTTTTTGATACGGTCATAAACGTCTGCTGTGCTAACAAGCCTACCCTCAAGTTCTGTGTAATATTCAGAAAGTTGTTTGACAAGGGGAATACCAGCGTTTGCGAACATACGAGCGTCGCGACTATTCAAGTAACCATAAGCCTTAATCTGGCCAAGGGCATAGGTAAGACGCTCGATAGGAATACCAACAGCAGAAGCCATATCAGCCAAACGCCTTGTGGTGTCAACAACGTCCTTTGCAGCAATGTCGTATGCGGTAAGTTGTTTCGCAGCAGTAGACAATTCGATAAGGGTATATGGAGACACAAGAGCCATCTGTGAAAGCTCGTTGAATATCTGAGTTCCGCGTTCTGCGCTGTTGATAAGTATTCCAAGAGCACGCTCGTTCATTTCGTATTGAGAACGAACCTCAATTAGATTCTTAATAAACGATGTGCTTGCTCCGACGGTAAAGTAGAACGCCAGACGATTCTTCATGTAATTCCAAGAACGACTAA